TCTTTTCACAAAGTATGGTATAATATAATTGTGGTAGAAAGGTGGTTAGGAACTGGAATTAAAAGATTTCGATTTTTCTAATTATGACGTAGTTAGAAATATTATATTAAACAGATCTGAATTAGAACTTAGAACAACACAATCAAACACATTCCTTCAATATCGGTTAGAAGAAGTTGATTATGTAATTAAAGATTTAATCCAATCCATTTATCAAAAATTGGATCTAATTATTTTATGTTGTGAGTTTAAACAAGAGAATTTAATGTTGCTGAATTATTTATTTCTTGGTATGAGTTTCCAAGAAATTGGTGAAAGAATGAACATGGCAACCCAGTCAGTTTTTAATCGCCTAAGACGCATCATTATCAAAATAAATAATACATCTAGTATAGTGGAGTAAAAGGATATGAAGTTAACATTACTAAATGGTGATGTTTTAACCTTAGACGATTCTAGAACAATCGAAGAAAGGTTGTATCAAGTCCAATGTGTGTTGAATCTATATCCAAATATGGAGTTAGAAGATAATTGGCATAATCCAAGAGTGGCTTTTCTGTTAGAAGGGTTGGCTAATTACCTTGTGTGGTACAAAGAGGAAGAGGACTTATACAAACACGATAAAGATATTCTGTCTAAGAATAAGACTCACAAAATTAATAGCTATGACAAAGGGAATATTCCATTCTCTTCGTTATCAGCACAAGATCAAAATGAATTAGGAATTGGAGAAGTGGATTATGAGGGATGATTTGTCCGTATTACAAAAATGCTTAGTAGATACTGATAATGTATTTGTATTAGGTCTTACTAAGTTTAGAGTGCCTTATTCTAATAAGGACTATAAGGTGTATAACACCGCTAGACAAAACAAAGAAGATTACACAAACACAGCAAAGATGATTCATGTTTATGTGTGTGTAAATAGAGATAATGCTTTAGAATTTTTGAATGAAAACTTTGAGAATATCTTTGGAGTAAAGGTGTTGGACATCTAATGACAATGAGTAGGATGGCACGTAAAGTCTATGAGTCACCCTACATCAAAGAGTCTGGTGTAAAAGTCAATCAACAACAGATTAACGCAGTAGTTAACGCTATGAAAGAAGTAATCTTAGATGATTTATACGAACATGGCAAATTCTATTGGAGAGGGTTGTTTACAATCTCTCTAAGTAGGGTCATGGGTTACACCAAACAAACTGATGAAGGTCTGAAATTTATAGACGATTACGTAAGAATGTCTGCTAAACCTTCGGGTGATGCAAAGTTAGTTATTGATAATTCTAAAGGATTAAAAGATATAGGGTTTTAAAGGAGTATTTTATGTTCAGTTATACAAATAGACGTGGGGAAACTGTTTATGTGAATGACGATCACATTGAAACTGCAATTAGAATCAAGATTGAATTGCAGAAGGCATCTCCATCCAACAAGTGTTCGTGGAACGTACACAAACAACTGATGGAGCAAGAGGGATTTATTGATTCTGAAAATTCAGAACAATACCGATTATTTATTAAACGACAACAACACAACCGTGGTTTATTACCGTCCTCACAGAAGTATATGGATTTAGTTGCTGATAAGAAACTAGAATCACTAAAAGAGATGGTTGGTGATATGTATGTTGAAAGACGGGCATTACAAAATGTTAACCGTGAATTAAACAAAACCAAGCGTCAAGTTGCAGATGGGTTACTAGTGATTAGTGAGTTGAAGGACTTGATAAAGGTTGAATTCACCACCACTCAACAAAAGTTAGTATATAGCAACCCTTCCAATCACCGTGTTGCGGTTATTACACCTTCCGATTGGCACATTGGATTGTTAACAAATGGGTTAACATTTAAGGATGCACGTAAACGTATTGATGATTATATTGCAAAAGTGAAATACTATTGTGAAATGTATGAAATTGATACAATCTTTGTTGCTAACCTTGGTGATATTATTAACCATGTGTATATGCACAAGAATACTCAAGCGTACAGTTCAGAGTTTACAGTTGCAGAACAAATCAACCATGCAGTCCGTGTAATGTACGATATGTTAGTTGCTTTGTCAGAAGATTTTAAAGTGAATTACCTTGGTACAATCAGTGGTAATCATGGTCGTATGTCAGTGAAAGGTGAAACACTCACAGGAGATTCTGTTGAAGCTGTTGTGGATGGTTTGATTCGTACATTGATTGATGTGTCCAAAGATAAGACTGTTAACTTGTCATATATCAACGATGGGTACACCACTGAATACATTGACTACCAAATCTTTGGTAAGAATTTTGTCTTTGTCCATGGTGATAAAGAAACTAGAGATGGTTCTGCAATTATCAAGAAGTATAGTTCTATGTTGTCTAAACCAATTGATGTTTTAGTCAAAGGTCATACTCATACTTTCAAAGTTGAAACTGAAAACCATGGTCGCAAGATTATTACAAGTGGATGCTTAATGGGTTCTGATGATTATGCAAAAGGTTTAGGCTATATCACAGAGGGCAGTCAATTAATGATTGTCGTGGATGAGCACTTAGGTGTTACACCAATTGAAATCGTGCTAAAATAGCAATTTTATACTTTGAAAATGAAAAACGTTTGGATTTTGCTTTCAAAGTAGGTTAGTTAGTGAAGGGGTAAATATACTTTACCAAAAACGGGAGAAAGGAGCGAGATAATGTCGAGAAAAGACCTAAAGAAAAACACTAAAACCACCACACCTAAGAAAATGTGTTTAATCTGCGGTAAAGAAAAAACGGTGAATCACTTTTATAAGGCAAACGATTTAAACACGTTTCCAGACGGAAGATACCACACCTGCTCATCGTGTGTGAAAGATAACACTGATGATCAGAACCTACAAAAGATTCACTCACTCTTGGCTGAATTAAATCGCCCATTCATCCGTGTTCTTTGGAAAAAAGCACTAAGTGCTAATGGAGTAACGATTGCAGAATACCTTAAAATGGTATCGGGTAACTCACAATATGCCGATATGACTTATCAAGATGGTGACGATGTTATCAGACTAGAAGATAAAGTCGAAGTTGTGAGTCAACACGTATATGACAAGAAAGGTTATGCAATCACCCTTACTGACGATATTAGACAAAAGTGGCACATGAGAAACAACTTATTTTCAGACCAAGACATCATGCGTTTAGAGCAGATGTTCGTAAACATGAGTTACGACTTCGCAATTGAAACCACTATGGAAACACAAGCTTTGGAAAAGATTTGTGTGTTAGAGGTTGAAGCACAAAAACGTTTGAATGAAGGTGATGATGCCGCCTACAAGCGTCTATCAGATTCGTTAGATACGATTATGAAATCTTCGGGTCTGCGTCCAATCGACAAGAAGAATGACGGTATTCTCAAGAAGATGGATAGTTTAGGAGAGGTTATTGCTCATATAGAGCGTAACAACGGATTCATTCCACCAGATAGAATCAACTATCCACCAGATGATATTGACCGTATGTTGTCCTATTATGTCAATTGGGCACAGCAATTCAACGATGCTGAAGTTTCTGTTGAAATCAATCATGATTGGCGAGAAGAAGTCGATGATGATAATATTAACTTTACCGTTTCATCATCTGAAAATGCTGATTACGCAGAAGTTGCTGAAGATGAAGATGAAGATGAGGATGAAATCTAATGGCTCAAATTACGGATAAAGCCTTCCAAGAAGCCTTTGGACACGTTTCAGAGTACTTGGTTGATATGATCTCATTCTTCCGTAAATATCCAGACTACCTGTTAGACTATGCAAAGACAGAGAGTACGATGTATGATTTAACACCCTTTCAAAGGGTTTATCTAAGAGCATTTTTCCGCTATAAAAAAGTGGGTATCGTTGCGACACGTGGTATTTCCAAAACGTATAGTAACGTGTTAGCCCACTTTTTAAAATGCGTGTTATATCCAAACAACAAATTAGCTTTAGCTATGCCAACTAAAGACCAATCCGCTAGGGTGGTTAAAGAGAAGATTGATGAAATTGTCAGAGATTATCCGTTGTTGGCAAATGAAATTGATGAGAGCAATTGCTCTTACCAAAAAGATTATGTGAAGATTGCATTTAAGAATGGATCAACACTTGATACTTTAACTGTCGGACAAAGTTCCCGTGGTCTACGGTGTTATGGCATCTCCATGGAAGAAATTGTTGACGAACGCATGAATGCTAAGATTCTTAACGAAGTTATTGAACCTATCGTTGCTCAACCAAGACCAATTCCAAACTTTGGTGCGGATGTTGAAAATGAATACTCAATGACTAAAGCATATGTCACAACTGCTGGTACAAAGCAAAGTTACTGTTACGAAAAATTCGCATCATTATTCCAAGAAATGACGCAAGGTAAAGCAACCATTGTCTTAGGCACTTCCTATGAAATGGGTACTTACTTTGGAACACTTACAGAAAGTGAAGTCATTGATAAGAAGAATGACGCAACTTACAGTCCATTGGCATTTGATAGAGAATATCGCTCTATCTTTACTGGATCCTCTGAAGGGTCATTAGTAAGTGCTGATGAATTGTCTAAAACACGAACATTAACTAGACCTTTTACAAAAGCAGATGATAAAGATATTAAGAATCCAAATGTACACTATGTATTATCCTATGACGTGGCGAGAGCGAGTGGTAAATCAAGTGCCAACTCTGCTTTGGTCGTTGTTCGGATAGAGGATAGAGGTAACGGAACTTATACGAAACAACTTGTGAATATCTTCACACAAGAGGGTGTCCACTTCGAGAATCAAGCTAAATTCTTGAAGCGAAAAGTTGTGGAGTATAACGCAAGAATACTCTGTATTGATATTAACGGTATGGGTTGGGGGTTAGTTGACTATCTCACGAGTGAGATTGATGAAAACCCACCTTACAGCATTGTTAACAATCCAGACTATGATCAATACAAGAAACCAAACAGTATACCAATGATATTCGCAGTCAATGCTTCGAGCAAAGAGACTAAGAACTCAAACATCATCAACCACTTTATGAGTGTAGTTGCTAAAAATGATGTAAAATTATTGGTGTCAGAATCACAAGCACGTTCAATGATTAATGAAATGGATGGTCGCAAACACGCAGAACTTTCCTTACCATTTATTCAAACTGACAGACTTGTTGATGAAATTATGAACTTAATTTATGTAAACAGTGGGAACACTGGTACAATTAAGCAAGTATCTACCAAGATTCAAAAGGATAGATTCTCCGCTTTTGCTTATGCTTTGTATTGGATTTTCCTACAAGAAGTGCAGAACAAGAACAAGAGAAGAAAGCCTGGAGAGCATGCTTGGAAAGATAGAATTAAACAGCGTAAACCTGTTTATAAGAGATTTACATAAGGGGGGTTGTAATGGAAAACTCACAAAGACAATCACGGTTTACAGCAGAGAATTTTGCTAACACTAAAATTAACCGTGATAAGATTGTCATTTCTAATATTGATGTGAAACAAGAGAAGCGTCAAGAAAGAAACAACAACACTCACCGATACAAACAATCGGATGTCCGTAAACACTTAAAGAACTTCACTTCTCCTAAGTCGCAAGCGGAATTAGTCAAGATTAGTGAATCCTTATACGTTCAATCTCCTCAATATAACAGATTAATCAATTATTGGTCTAACATCTTAACTTATGATTATGTTGTCGTGCCAAAAGACTTCATTGACACAGAGAATCATGATGTAATCCTAGAGGACTACAAGAAGATTTCTAAATTCTTGTCCTTAGCAGATTTGAAAGTTAACCTATCTAAGATTATTAAGAAAGCACTTATTTCAGATGTTTTCTATGGCTATGTTTATGTGGGTGACAACACTTTTATGATTCAGCAATTCCCTTATGAATTGTGCAAAATCGTGTCGATTGAGGATAATAGTTACAACTTCGCTATTGATGTGGAAACGCTTAGTCGAAACACCGATATTTTAGTTTACTATCCTCTAGAAATCCAAAAGGCTTGTGAACAATATATAAGACTGAAGAAGAGCGGATCAGACAAAGCTAGAAAATGGTATCAAATCGACTCTAAGAATTCTATCTGTATCAAGATTAATACAGCAATTCCAGAAACGATACCACCTTTTGCTGGTGTGTTTGATAGTATCTATGATATTAACGCTTTCAAAGATCTGAGAAATGATAAAGCCGAATTAGAGAATTATAAGTTGTTGATTCAGAAAGTACCTGTACGAGACAAGACGAATGAGAACAACGACTTCTTAATCGACTTGCCTATGATGGATTATTTCCACGAACTCTTGTCAGACATTGTTCCATCCAACGTTGGTGTTACAACCACCCCAATGGATATTGAAACGGTGACATTTGATAAAGACAGAGTGGGTAATGATGGTGTTGCTCAAGCGACTAAAGACTTTTGGGATTCAAGTGGTGTGTCACAGAGTTTGTTCTCTGGTGATAACAACACTGCACAAACTATCCTCAAGAGTATTGATGTCGATGAACAGTATGCTTTCAGCATCTTGGCTCAATTATCTACATGGTTAAATCACTTTATTAAAGTTAATAATGTTTCAAAATACTTCAAAGCAATCCTGCCAGAAGTGACACATTTTAACCGCAAAGAAATGATAGAAATGTATCTAAGCCAAGGTCAATATGGTTATCCAGTTAAGACATACATTGCAGGATTGCTTGGTTTGGATCCAATTGCTATGTCGGGACTATTGACAGTAGAAAACGACATCTTAGACTTGACTAACAGAATGATTCCATTTAAATCATCTTTCAACGTAAACGGTGAAGATTTACGTGAGGATGAGGGTGGCAGACCAACTAATGAAGAAGCTGGTAAAGAAGATGCAGACGAAACAGCAAGGGCTAAAAACAAATCGTCAACTGTTATTGAGGGGTGAAAAAGTTGAATATCATTAAAGCAGAAACAATTAGCTTTGACACTCTGTTCGTACCAGCAGAAATTTATGTTATGTACGTTGGTTACAACCGTAAAGGAATGTATATCAGCAAAGAGAGTGTTGAGCGTAGTATTCATACGTTAGCTAATATACCGATTGTAGGTCAATATGATGAATACAACCAAAACTTCCTAGGACACCAAACAGCGTTAGGTGTTACCTTAGATGGTGACTTGAAATACGAAAGAGGGACTGTTCCTCTTGGTCTTGTACCAGAAAGTTTCACCCACAGATGGGAAGAAGTTATTCATTCGGATGGTACTGTTAGAGAGTACCTTGTAGTATCTGCCCTTATTTGGAATAGGGATTTAGATATTACCAAAGATTTATTGTTTAATAATTATGGGCAATCAATGGAAATTGCGATTGACCGTAGTATTAATAAAAATGGTTATGTTGAAGTACAAGACTTCCACTTTGAGGCACTTTGTGTGCTTGGTATTGATAAGGGGCAAGGCGGTCACGTTGAGCCAGCTTTTGAAGGTGCTAAGATTGAAGTGTTCTCACAAGAGGGTGTTTACCTCTCTAATGTCGAAAAGATGTTAAGAGATTTTCAACAATATACTTTAAATGAAAGGGGTATGGAATTGAATTTAGAAGAAGCATTAGCAAAATTCAATGTTTCCAAGGAGAAACTTTTAGAAGTTGCACCCAATCATCAAGAGTTATCAGAAGAAGAATTATCTGCACTGTTCTCAAATGATCAAGTAGATGAAGCTGAAGCTGAAACCAAGACTGCTGAAGATGTTGCTGAAGAAGAAGCTGAAAAAGCTGAGGAAGAAGCAACTGAAGAAGTGACTGAAGAAACTGAAACTGAAGATGCTCCAGAAGCTGAAACAGAAGAAGAATCTAAAGAAGCTGAAGCAACTGAACCAGAAGCAACCGAAGAAACCGCAGAAGAAGCGGATGAGGAAGCTAAAGAGGAAGAAGCTGAAGAACAGGCAGAAGATGAAGCAGCGACAGAAGAAACTCCAGTCGATGTTGCACAGTTTGAGTTGACAATTGCAGAACTTCAAAATAAAGTATTTGAATTAGAGCAAGAAAACTTACAACTGAAACAAGAGCGTCACAATCGTGACTGTCAAGAGTTTGTGGCTAAATTCACTAGCACTTACAAACTTGATGAGGTTCTACTTGAAGAATTGAAATTTGAACAATTCTCAAATGTAGAACAGTTAGAATCGAAACTATATGAAATCTTGGGTCGTACTCTTAAAGATTCAGCTAAGGCACAAGCTCCAACTGAAGTTGAAGCACCTAAAGTTGAGGTATTCAATCTTGAAGATAGAACCACTGACAACTCACTTAGTGAATATAGTTTTGCAGAATATTTTAATTTAAAATAAAAAATTAGGAGGAATTTATTAATGGCTTTAGTAAATTTAGATAAAATCAGATCTGGTGCAGTGGGCAACCTTGAATCAGTTATCGTTTATACTGACGAAACTTTCGCAACTCTACACGAAGATTTCGCAAACGGTTTGTTAGTTGAGTTGGGTGGATATGTAGACGGTAAACGTGAAGTTCGTAAAGCATATCCAGTTAAGGACTCTGCTGCTGGTAAGGAAGTATTGCTTATTGCAACTCCAGAATTAGACTATGACGAAAGACTTAACAAAGAACAATTTGTTAACAAGAAAGGTCAAATTGCCCGTGCATTCTACTTAGCAGAAGGCGATGTATTCCAAATCACTGTTGCACCATACTTAACTAACCCTGTTAAGGACGAAGTATTCATTGGTAAAAACGGTAAATACGTTAAAGCTGATGCTGCACTTGCAGTAGGTCAAATCGGTTTCTTAGTTGCAGAAGCACCTTCTAAAGCAATCTCTGCTAAAGAGGACTCTGTTGCTTTAATCGTTCAACGTGGTTAATTTTAAAGGGGGAAAATATTTAATGGAAAGAAAAGCATTAATTGATTTAAGCGTTATGTACGCAACTGGTACTCTACCAGAACAATTCCAAAACGCTTCAACAAGTCCAGAAAAAGTTATCCGTGCTGGTATCAATGAAATTCTTGGCTTGCCAGAAGATGCAACAACTATTGACAAGAAGGCTCTAAGACGCAACGCTGTTGAGTTGTTTGAATTCTTGGAAGAAGTATTAGACAAGAAGATCTATGAAGGTGACTTAGGCATCTTAGAACAATGGGTTGAAATCCGTAATGAAAAATTAGGTGATCAAACCAAGTTCCGTGTGCCAGACAACCAATTATTCCGTGTGGCTTCTATCTCTGACGGTAACGGTAACGTTCGTAGACAAAGACTACGTGAAGGTCAAGACTACACTATTCCAACAGAAATCTTGGCTGTAAAAATCTACGAAGAATTCCCACGTTACCACTCTGGTCGTATCGACTTCTATGAAATGATTGACCGTGTGGCTAAGTCTGTTCAACGTGATATTACTCAACGTATTCACGAAGTGTTACTTAAGACTTTCCGTGTAACTGGTGTAACCACTCCTTATGCAGCAACCATCTCTGGTGCAACTGCTGATGCTAAGGTTACTCACGTGTTAGAAATGGCTAAACACATCGAAGCTAAGACTGGTCTTAAACCAATCGTTGCTGGTTCTGCTTTGGCATTACACGCATTGAATCCAAAATATATGTCTGACGCTCAAAAGGGTGAAGCTAACACATTAGGCTACGCAAACATCGTAACTGGTCTGAAAGCTATGGAAATTCCACCATTACACAAACAAGGTACTGATGAGTTCGTATTGGGTGCAGATGAATTATTCTTGATTCCAGAGTTGGATGAAAAGATGTTCAAAGTGGTGTTTGAGGGTGACTCTCACATCGAAGATCGTGCAAGCAACCGTGCTGACTTGCAAGTTGAATACCTCTTCTTGCACAAAGTTGGTGTTGGTGTAATTGCACCATCTACTTTTGGCTACCTCAAGTTTACTTAAGATTAAAAAGGTTTCCATGGGAAGGGTTAATCCCTTCCTATGGTATTAGAGAAAAGGGAGTGTTATAAAATGGCAACAAGCAAAGAGTTGAAAGAAACTTTAGTTAAAAAATATGGTTATACAAAGAAAGATTTTGTAAACCCAGAAAATGGTAAAGAGTACACATTTAAGAAATTAGAATCATTATTGAAGCAAGAACAAGACAAAGAAAACCCTGTTGAGGTTGAAGATGACTCATTAGATGAATTCAATAAAGAGGTTGTTAAAAATGTCGCTGTCAAGTTTGAGGATAGTGATTTAATTCCTGTTATGAGCGGTGTTAGAGGTCGCTTTGTTCACCACTCTGGTGCAGGTAATGGTGTTTACACATTTACTGAATTTGGACAAGTGCAAGATATTGTATTTAAAGAATTGAAACACGTATTTAACACCAAACGTGCTTTGTTAGAAGATGGTTACTTAATCATCCTTAACAAAGACTTAATCAAAGAGTTTCGTTTAGAGAAGCAATATAAACACGTTGTTACTCCTAAGAGAGTTAATGACCTGTTGAATCGTAGTGCTGACGAACTTATTAGCTTCTTATCGGGCACAACCCAAGAAGCACAATTAGCATTACTGTCGGTTGCTAAGGTTAAGTACAATACTGGCGAATTAGACAAGCGTTCTACAATTCAAGCGTTGGAAGAATTTTTTGACACTTCACTAGAGGACAATTTCGGAAAATAAAAACTAAAGGTGTGATTATATTGACAAAGGTTGAAGATATTTTCTCACGGTTTTTGCAGAAAATTTCTGAATACAAATTCCTTGTTGATATTGGTAATCCTGAAGCGGTCGCTGCTTTAGAAGGTACTCTCAATGATTACCTTACATCTGCTAGGGCTAAATTCTATCAATGTCCTAAATCTCTTAATTTAGATGCAGAAAAGAAAAATATCATTTCTGATCTTGATGATTTGGAAATTGATATTCTATCCCTACTGATGTTGATTGAATATTTCTATCAAATTATGATTAGAAATGAAACTGTTGAGCAAGCTGTTGGTGACTCTGACTTCAACATCTACTCACAGGCAAACCATATCAATCAATTGAAGGATTTGCATAAAGAACTGCGGAATTTCACAGCCCGTGAGATCAGTCGATATACATATAGGGATCGGATTTATGCAAAAAAGACTAAATAATTTTTTCAAAAAACATTTGGTAGACAGTATCTTTAAGATACTACCGTTATTCGAGGAATCTAATGACGGTTATCAATCATATGTCGATTCTCTAATTAAAGAAACATCTGGTCTAGTGAAGTACCTAAAATTAGATAACGCAGAAATTCTATCCTTGATTGGTGTGTTAACATCATTGAAGGATGCACTACAAGAAGGCTATTCTCATAGTGAAGTCCGTAGAGAGGTATTTAAAGCTATTGGGCTTTCTAAGACGATTGCGGAAGCGGTGATTTAAATGTCATACTTAGAAAGGTATAACTGGAGAATCAAAGTTGACGGAACCAACTTAGGTGAAGCGTTGCGAAACAACACTCACTATATGAAGAATAAGAAATTCACTGATGCCACTACTTATCGTAAGGCTAAGTGGTATCTTGGTAAAGGCACAGAAGGTGAAACAAGCGGTGATATTGACATACGTGTTGTAGAGATTGATAGAATGGGTTCTATTAGAAACATTCTATTTAAGTTAGGTGAAGGTGTCAGACTTGGGACAATCCTTGAGTTTGATAATGACCTTTGGCTTACTTACGATACTTATGGTTCACTGCGTGATGACATTAAGATGAGGGTGTCTAAAATCAATGATGAATTGGTTTGGAAGGATAGAGCAGGTAAGGTACATAAAGTGCCTTCTATCTCTACTATCTCTGCCCTTGGGTCTAGTGCCAACTCTAATGACGGTAAATACCTTGAAAACGCATATAACGTACATATGCCAGAAGGTAAAATCCTAGTTTTCGTAGAGTTAACAGAGGAAACTAAGACAATCGAATTAAAGCAACGCTTTATTATCGGGTCTAAGGTTTATAATGTTGTCTACACGGATGATGTCACTATGATAGACAAAGACTATCACGGTGTACTTAAACTGATATTAGAAGTCGATCTAAAATATAACAACAAAGATGATTTTGTTAACTCAATTGCTTATAATGAGTCGTTTGAGTTGGATCAATCATCTTCTGAAAACGGAGATAAGGAAGATAATGGGGGCGATAATACATGGGGATGGTAAACCAATTTCCCAATGACAAGTCATTAGTACAAGCCTATACAGTTGATAGGCTTTCTACTATGATTGTATCAGTTATGGAAGCTATCGGTGATGATGAAGAGATTTTCAAGTTACTTTATTACACGAACGATAACTCTTTAGGTGTTGATCTTGCTAAGGATGCGAAAGGTAAACAAGCCTTTGAGAAGAAGCAAATTTATAAACACGGTAATGCTGAACAACGTATTGAACCCTATCCATTTTCTCTGACGCTCCAAACATCTCATGAATGTTTTGTGAGATGCTATTTCAACCAAGGGAACCTAGAAGATAGTGAGTATTGGGTTAAGAGCCAAATGCACATTGACATTATCTGTTCACATGGTCTTTGGTTGACATCGGATAAGGCAAAGAAAATTAAGGTTGTAAGACCTTATGCTATCTTATCTAGAATTATGAATATCCTAAGAGATTCCGATAAAGAAAATAAACTGCCACAACCTACTGGTTATCAACACTTCACAGTGAATGAAAAGTTTGAGTGCATCAGATTATATGCCAATACTATAAGTGTAGAAGATGGCACTGAAGATTTGATGTCGATTTCATATGAATAATACGCAAAAATTATTCGTACAAGTAGGGGCTGATATTCCTTTATCAACTAGTCCTAAAGTCAGTTTTCACCAACATACGCTAGGTGATATTCTTGACTTTGGCTATGATGTTCATAACTTATATATAGCGTCTTTAATTGAAGGTGTTGACGATATGTTGAAGGCACTTTCAGATACGGAATTTTATATGGATCTCTATGAAAATAGGCATAAACTCACTAAGTTGGATATGATACTCATATTCTCTAAGTTGGATGACGCTTATTCTCAACTAATTCCAGACGCATTAAATCATTTTCTACGTGGCTGTAAAGTGTATTATGAGGAAGGTAGTGACCGATTACTCATAATCTTTTCAGAGGAAGATGTTATTGTGCTAACTGCTGACATTATGGATGAGATTATATATCTTGTCAAGTATTGCAATAGTTTAATCAATAGTGATGGGGAGTATGATCCTCATGACGAAAAAACACGAGAACTGATCGAGCGTATGAAAAAGTACCGAGAGAAAGTTGAAAAAATCAAAAATGGCAATGAGGAAAGCGGTCAACCATTGTACAACGTTATAAGTGCAATTACGGTTAGGAGCAATTCCATAAATAAAATGAACATTTTAGATTTAACTATCTTTCAAATTTATGATGAATATAAACGACTGATAACTATTGATCAATACAACCAATCCTTGCAGGCTCTTATGGCAGGTGCAAGTGGTGTTGAATTGCAACAGTGGG